TGCGCGTACGCGATTCGGACGGTTTTCTAGGATTTTGGATTGACAATGGGACTCCGTGGCCCTGCACCTAAACCTGCCAAGTCCCTGCGACTCGCCGGGAGCGAACTCGCGGCGGCTCGCGAGCGCGCCGAGCCACCGAGCGACGAGGTTCTACCCGATTGTCCCGCGTGGCTCGACGAGGTCGGCCGTGCGGCGTGGGCAGACTGGCTCCCGCGCATCGCCGCGATGAAGATCATGTCGAGCGGCGACCGCGACGCGCTCGCGCTGATGTGCGACACATGGTCTCGGTACCTCTCGGCCCGCGAGAAGGTCATCAAACTCGGCGAGGTGATCCCGCTGAAGAACAAGGACGGCTCGCTCCGCCTGCTGAAGCGCAACCCATACAGCGCGATCCTGGCGGAACACGGCGAGCGACTCCGGCGGATGTTGAGTGAGTTCGGATTGAGTCCCGTAGGTCGCGCCCGCATCGGCGCGGCAAAGGAGCAAGCACCAGATGAGCAAGTCCAAGACATCTTCTCCCGCCGTAGACCGGGGGCTTGAGGTCGAGCGCGTCGAGGTCTCGACGCTGCTCAATGATCCCGCGAATGTCCGCAAGCACAACGAGCGGAACCTGGAATCTATCAAGGCGAGCCTCGCCCGGTTCGGACAGCAGAAGCCGATCGTGGTCGGTCGGGACGGCGTGGTGATCGCCGGCAACGGGACGCTCGCGGCGGCTCGATCGCTCGGGTGGAGCATGATCGACATCGTGCGATCGCACCTTACGGGAGCCGAGGCGACGGCCTACGCGATCGCCGACAACCGAACGGCCGAGCTCGCGGAGTGGGACGAGGAGTCTCTCGCGCAGCAACTCGCCGCGCTCCAGATCGAGGACGAGGAACTACTCGCCGCGACCGGGTTCGACGAGAATGAACTAGAGGCGATGTCTGGGCCGGCGGAAGTTGAAGAGGACGAAGTTCCAGAGCCGCCAGTAGATCCGATCACGAAGCCGGGCGACCTGTGGATCCTCGGAGAGCATCGCCTGCTCTGCGGAGACTCGACGAAGGCGGAGGATGTGGAGCGGCTGATGGCGGGGGCGAAGGCCGCGGCGATGATCACCGACCCACCGTTCGGCATTTCATACAAGTCGAACATGGACGGCGACCTTCCGAGATCCATAGCCGGCGACAATGACACCAAGGCGAGGGACTGCGCTCTTGGGATGTTCGACGACAAGTTCCCGATCGCCTGCTTTGCTACCTGGCATTGCGTGCCTCCGCGAAAACCGCGGGGGATGCTGATCTGGAAAAAGAACGTCGGAGGAATGGGAGACCTGACTTTCCCGTGGTCGCTCGACTACGAGGTGGTGTGGATATTTGGATCCGGATGGAGCGGACATCGTGGGTCGTCCGTCCTCGAGGGGGAAACCATCTGCACATGGAACACCGGGCCAGCGGCCAGAATCCATCCGCACCAGAAGCCCGTCCGCGTCATCTCGCAGCTGATCGAAAAATCCGCCGGCCTTGTCTTCGACCCGTTCCTCGGCTCCGGCACCACGCTCATCGCCGCCGAGCAACTGGGCCGCAAGTGCTACGGGATGGAGATATCTCCGGCCTACTGCGATGTCATCGTGAAGCGATGGGAGACGCTTACGGGCAAGAAGGCCGAGCGTGGCGCGTAAGCCTCGCGCCAAGAAGCCGGCCGAGCACCCGGCGGCGAAGTGGAACACGATCCCCGGCTATGACGCGATCGCGACGGCGGGCAACTGCACCTTCGACGAGCAAGCCGCGCTCCATGTGATCCGGTTCATCGAGACCGCGTGCAAACTCACCACGAGCACTTGGGCCGGTCTACCGTTCACGCTGCTCCCGTGGCAGAAGGCACTCATCGCCAACGCCTACGGTTGGATCCGCCCGGACGGCACGAGGCGGTATCGGCGCGTTCACATCCTCGTCCCGCGCAAGTGTGGCAAGACCGAACTCGGCGCGGCCCTCGCGCTGTATCACCTTCTCGCCGACGATGAGCCTACGCCCGAGGTGATCTCGATCGCGGCCGACCGCGCGCAGGCGGGGCGATGCCTTGAGGCGGCGAAGCGCATGGTGCGGGCCGAGCCGATGCTCGAGAGCCGCACCGAGGTCTATCAGCACCGGGTGATCGTGCCGAGCACGGCCGGCGTGTACAAGGTGATGTCGAGCGAGGCTCCGAGCGCGCACGGTCTGAACACGAGCGCGTGCATCGCGGACGAGGTGCACGCGATGGAGAATCGGCGCGAGCTGTGGGAGGCGATCGAGACGAGCGTCGGCGCGCGTCGGCAACCGATGCTCGTGACGATCACGACCGCCGGCACGCTCCGCGAGAGTCTCGAGTTCGAGATGTACGACTATGCGTGCAAGGTGCGCGACCGCGTGATCGACAACCCGTACTTCCTGCCCGTGGTCTACTCGGCCGGGGATGGCGACGATTGGACGAGTCCAGAGACTTGGCGCAAGTGCGCGCCGAGTCTCGGGCACACGGTGCACGAGGGGTACTACGCCGAGAAGTGCAAGGAGGCGCAGGAGCAACCCTCGATGGAGACCCCGTTCCGAACCTACTACCTCTGTCAGCACGTCTCCGCCTCGAACCGATGGCTTCGCATGGCAGACTGGGACAAGTGCCGACTGGACTTCGACGAGTCCCGGCTCGCCGGCCTCCCGTGCTACCTCGGGATCGACTTGGGCGAGACGAGCGACCTCACCGCGCTCACGGCCGTATGGCTCGACAAGGACGAGGCGTGGGTGCGCTCGTGGGCGTTCGCGCCCGAGGAAGGCGCGCAGCGTCGGCAGAAGCGGGACAAGGTGCCCTATCTCGACTGGAGCCGGCAGGGACATATGAGGCTTACACCGGGCGACGCGACCGATTACGAGTTCGTGCGGCGGGAGATCCTGCGGATCGTCGGCGAGCACAAGGTGCAGGCGGTCGGGTACGACCCGTACAACGCGAGCGGCCTCGCGCAGCAACTCGAGGCCGACGGCCTGCGGCTCAAGCGCGTGCCCCAGTCGTACTACTACATGGCCGAGCCGACGAAGCGATGGGAGGCGATGGTGACGAACCATCGGCTTCGGCACGACGGCAACCCGGTTCTCACTTGGGCAATGTCCAACTGCGTCGTGGAACTCGACGCGAACTCGAACCCGCGACCGAGCAAGCGACGCTCAACGGAGAAGATCGACCCCGTGGTCGCGGGAATCGTGGCACTCGCGGTAGCACTCGATGCCGCGCCGACGGTATCACAAGCGACACCGTACGCCGAGAGAGGAATCCTATGGCTCTGATCGACTGGTTCCGCCGACCCGCCCCGACTCCCGAGCCGACGCTCGAAGAGCGCGCGGTGATCGACCGCTCGCCGATCGGACAGCCTCCGGGCGGGGCGCAGGCGTACATTTCGACCTACGCCGACACGGGACGCTCGATCACGCCGGAGGCCGCGAGGGAGGCTCCGACGGTCTACGCCTGCACGCGGCTCATCTCCCAGAGCGTCGCGCGCATGGAGTGGCGAGTCATGCGCCGGGAGGGAGGGATCCCGGTTCCCGCTCGCGAGCATCCGCTCTATCGGCTTCTGAACATCGAGCCGAACCCGTACATGGGTGCGATGGTCTGGCGCGAGTCGATGCTCCTCGACTGCCTCCTTTACGGGAACGCCTATGCCGTGATCGAGCGCGACGCGGTCGGCCGCGTGGTCGGCCTGCACAAGTTGCGCGCGGACTCGGTCGAGGTCTCGCGCGGCCCGGACGGGATGCCCGTCTACTCGTACACCTCGTCGCGTTGGGGCGTGTCGAAGAGCACCGATCAGGTGTGGCAGGCGTACGACATCTTCCACCTCCGCGCTCCTAGCCTCGACGGTCTCCTCGGCGAGACTCCGATCTACCTCGTGCGGAACATCATCGGCGTTGAATTGGAGGCCGAGAAGTTCGTCGCCTCGTTCTTCCGAAACGGCGCACGGCCGGCGGGCCTCATCAAGGTGACGGGCACGCTCACCGAAGAGGCACTCAAGCGGCTACGCCAGTCGTGGCAGTCGATCACGGGCGGGGCGGAGAACGCCGGCCGCGTGGCGATCCTGGAAAGCGGCTACTCGTGGGAGAAGGTCTCGGTCGATCCCGAGGAAGCGAAACTCGTCGAACTGCGCTCGTTCTGTCGGTCGCAGATTGCGGCCGCATTCAATGTCCCGGTGCACATGGTCGGAGACGCGACGAAGACCTCGTATGCGAGTGCCGAGCAGGCCGATGCCGAGTTCGTGAAGCATTGCCTCGCGAACTGGGCCTCGCGGTTCGAGGAGGAGTGCGCGCGCAAGCTCGTGCGCGAAGGCGAGCCGATCGAGACGCACATCTCGTTCGACGCGCTCCTCCGAGGCGACCTAGCGTCGCGATTCGCGGCGTACTCGACCGCGCTGAACAATGGATTCCTCACGATCAACGAGGTGCGCGAGCGCGAGAACTACGCGCCGATCGACGGCGGGGATGCGGCTCGCGCGCCCGTGAACCTGGCGATCGTGGATCCGAACGCCGGCAAGGCGGGAGACCAGTCGCCGCTCACGGCCCCGGCTCCCGTGCCGGCTACGGCTCCGACCGCTCGGGACTCGAGGGGCCGCTACGCGAAGCGCAAGTCAAAGCGGCTTGCCGACCTTTCGCCCGAGGTTCAGGAGTGCGTGAGCGGCAAGATCGGTCGGCTCCTCGACGAGGGATACGATCAGGATCAGGCGGTCGCGATCGCGATCTCGATGTGCACGGAGGCCGAGGGTGGCTGACTCCTTCGAGCCTAACGCCTCGATGCGCGAGGAGGCCGACCGTGGCCTCGCGTGGCGGCGCGAGCACGGGCGGGGCGGGACGGAGGTCGGGGTCGCCCGAGCGCGTGACATCGCGAACGGTCGCGCGCTCTCGATCGACACGGTGCAGCGCATGGCCTCGTACTTCGCGCGGCACGAGGTGGACAAGCAGGGCCAAGGGTGGGCACCCGGCGAGGAAGGCTTCCCGTCGGCCGGCCGGATCGCGTGGGCACTCTGGGGAGGCGACGCGGGCCGCTCGTGGGCCACGAACATTCTCGAGCGCGTAGACCGCGCAGGAGGCGACATCATGGAGCGACGCTACGGGCAGGCGATGGAAGTGCGTGCGGATGATGGCCGGGAGATCCTCCGCGGCTACGCAAGCGTGACCGAGACCGCGTATCCCATCGGATACGCCCACGAGATCATCGTGCGCGGCGCGTTCGAGCGGACGCTCCGGGAGAAGCCGGATGTGGTCGCCCTCTGGAACCACGACGCATCGATGCCGATCGCTCGCACGACGGCCGGGAGCCTCCGGCTCGCCGAGGATGAGCACGGCCTCGTGGTCGAGATGGAGCCGATCGACACCCAGGTCGGCCGAGACGCTCGCGTCGCGGTGCGCTCGGGCGTGGTCTCGGCGATGTCCTTCGGCTTCATCGTGCGCTCGGATCGCTTCGAGGAGCGGGATGGCAAGGTGCACCGGATGATCGAGGATCTCGAACTCCACGAGGTCTCGGCCGTGACCTTCCCGGCGAACCCGGCGACCGACCTCGTGGTCGATCGCCGCTCGTTCGACCTCTGGACGGCGAGCGCGCCCGCGCCGGCGATGGTTCGTCGGCGTATCTGGCTTGGCCCCAAGCGTTGACCTTCGACACCCAAAGATGCGAGGATAAGGATATGAGCGAGACTCGACACCGCGAAGCGTTCCTTCGCTATCTCTCCCGCGGCCCCGCCGCGATCAGCAGCGCGGACGCGCAGACTCTCTACGAGGCCCGTGGGGTTACGGGCGCATCGTCGAGCCTCGCGCCGCAGGACTGGGCCTCGTTCTTCATCGAGTCGATGCAGACCTCGTGGGTGCTCGGTCGCGTTCGCAAGGTCGAGGTGACCTCGAACAAGTTGACCGTGAGCCACTACGACGATGCCTTCGAGACGGGCGACCGCATGAGCTCGGACGAGGAAGGGACGCGCGTCGATGAGGCAGGCTCTTTCGTACTGCCTCGATGGCGTATCAGCGGTGCGGCGCCGACCAACTACGACATGAACTACGAGAATCGCGCCATCGATCTCCACGAGATCGGCGTGAACATGATCGTGTCGAAGGAACTGATCGAGGACTCGATCGGTAGCGTGAGTGCCGAGACTGTGCTGCGTGACTTCCTCGTCCGCAAGTTGCAGACCGAAGTCGAGCGACAGATCCTCGTCGGTGATCCCGCGCTGAACACGAACTCGAAGAAGGAGATGCAGGGAGTCCTGAACTACCCGCTCTTCTACAACTCATCCGAAGCATTCTCGCCCGTGAATGAGGTGCATTTGGAGGATGGCTCTAACTTCTCCGTGCAACCTTGGAACTATCCCGCCGCTCTGGTCAAGTTGCGTCCGTCGGCAATGCCGAACGCCGTGTGGATCTACAACCGCAAGGGCGCTAACGATGGCTTCGTGAATAGTCAGTCCTTCCTTCAGGCTTCCACGATTCCGGGATCGATCGGATCGGTCTTCGGTCTCCCGGCCTACATCAACTCATACAGCAACTATCAGGCGGACTACGACGCGGCGAACGAGCGAGCAGTTGTCGCCGTCGATCTGTCTCGATATGTGCTCGCGATGCACACGAGCGGCTTCCAGGTGGAGCGGCTCAACGAGGTGCGCGCGGCTACTGGGCAAGTGGTTCTTCGAGCGACCGTCCGCGTGGGCGGGAACCTGATCGACAACAAGTCGATCGTCGCTATCAGGGCAACCTCATAAGCAAAGGAACAAAATGAACGGTGACACTTACAAGGGGCTCGTCGAGAAGATGGGTGCCCTCTACGCGGAGATGCAGGAGATCGTCGCTGGCATGGAGGGCGCGACCGAAGAGGACGCGGCCAAGATGCAGGACAAGTACGAGGAGAAGAGCAAGCAGTACGACGCTCTCGCCAAGCGTCGCGACATGATCGCCGACCTGAACTCGCGCGCGGCCAAGAGCTCGCACGGCGTGGTCGTGGTCGAGCGTGAGGCTCCGGCCCGCGTCGAGACTCGCTCGTTCGCTCCGCAGATCGGCGAGCAGTACGAGGCTCGGTTCGCCGATTACCTGAAGAACGGCCACCGCCGCGACTTCGACACTCGCGCGATCGCCGCAGGCTCGGGCGACGGCCAGTACCTCCCGTCGGCCGGCTTCTACGCGCAGTTGCAGAAGAGCGTGGAACTCGAGACCGCGATCTACAACCTGTGCCGCAAGATCGATGTCGGCAACTTCACGACCAACTTCACGCTCGAGGGCGACTTCGAATCGGCCGAGATCGACGATGAAGGTTGGGCCGGCGAAGCTGGCTCGGTCGCTGAATACACGCCGACCTTCACCAACAAGACCTTCACGGGCAACTCGCTGCGCCGCGTGGTCAAGGTCTCGCGTGAACTCGTGCAGGACGCTCCGGCTCGCGGTGCTGACTTCAGCGTCGAGAGCATGGTCGCGCAGCGCATGGGTCGCCTCTTCGGCCAGTCGATCGAGTACCAGTTGTGGCACGGGAACGGCACCAACAAGCCGGAAGGTCTGAAGAACGCCACGCTCGGCACCGCTACTACGCTCGCGACCGACGGCACGCTCACCTCCGACGAACTCATCGACTGGGTCTACAGCCTGCCGATGAAGTACCTGAAGAGCCCGTCGTGCGCGATCGTGACGAGCCAGTCGTTCCTGACGGCCGTCCGCAAGTTGACCGAGAAGGTCATCGGCTCGTCCGGCCACTTGAGCGCGCCGTACCTCTGGGAGCCTTCCTTCCAGGCCGGCACGCCCGACCGTCTGCTCGGCATCCCGGTCTATGTCTCGCATTGGGCACCTGCGCTCGGCAATGTCAACAACCAGATCCACGCGGTCATCGGTGACTTCCAGCACATGGTGCTCGCGCAGCGCACGGGCATGAGCGTGCAGGTGCTGAACGAACTGTACGCCGGCAACGGCCAGATCGGCTACCTCGGCGAGATGCGTCTCGACGCGAAGGTCGTGCGCTCCGATGCCTTCCGTGCTCTCAAGGATGACAACACCTGAGGGGGCAAGGGCTGAACTAGCCACACACGAGGGCGGGCCGCAAGGCTCGCCCTCTTCTTTTCGGAGCACACATGAGAGTCCACATCCTGAAGACCTTCTCGACGAGCACGACGGCGTACGCCGCAGGGATGCGCTGCGAGATTCCAGATTCCGACGCGGCGCGATACATTGCGTCCGGCTTGGTCGAGCGCGACGAGCCGAAGATCGAGACTCCCGAGCGAGGCCGCGTGCGGCTCCGCAAGGCGACGAAGGAGGCGAGCGATGCTGGCGATTGATGGTGCGACCTACCTATCGAATGTCGAGGCCACCTCGCCGGCGGTCGAGCCTGTCACGATTGCCGAGGCGAAGGCTCACTTGCGCGTGACGCACACGGACGAGGATGCGCTGATCACCTCGCTCATCGTGGCGGCGAGGAACTATGTGGAGGGACTGGCGAATCGGCCGCTCGTGAATCGCACTTACACGCTGAAGCTCGATCGCTTCCCGTTCGGCTACGAGATCATCCTCCCGGCCGGCAAGGCTTCGGCCGTCTCCTCGATCTCCTACGGCGATCGGAGCGGCACCACGGAAGTCCTATCGGCAGGCTCATACACGCTCGAAGGCCAGAGGCTTCCGAGCAGCATCGTGATCAATCCGAACATCATCTCGGGATGGCCTTCCACGCGGTTCTATCCGGGCATCCCGAGCGTGACGATCGGATACACGGCCGGCTACGGCGCGGCCGCCAGCGCGATCCCGCAGGCTCTCCGGCAGGCCGTGCTGATGTCGGTCGCGTACTGGTATGACATCGCTCGCGAGACCGGGAGCGAGACCGCGCTCACCGAAGTCCCGCACGGTGTGGAGTCACTCGCTCGGATGTTCTCGATCCCGAGGATGGCATGAGGCGAGTCCGCTCCGGCCTGATGCGAACGCCGTTCCTCGTGCTCAACCGCACGACGGATCTCGACGAGTTCGGCTCGCTCGAGCCGACCTTCCTCGGCGTGGGCACGATCGTATGGGGCTACCTCAAAGGGACATCTGCCGCCGAGGGTGTCGAGCGCGAGAAGATCACACACCAACGCTCCTACGAGATCATGATGCGCGAGAAGGATGCCGCGCTCTTGTCGGTGACGGCCCGCCTCCAGACGGACACCCGTACATTCGAGATCATCGGAATCGAGCAGTACGACGCGCGGCAGCAGACCGTGACCGTGACCGTGCGGGAGGTGGCGTGATGTCCCAACCGTTCCTCGAGAGCGTGAACCTGTCCGGCGGCAAGGAACTCGTCGCGGCGTTCAAGAAGCTCGACGAGAACCTCAAGAAGGCGATGATCGAGCGCGTGGCGACGCGCACGCTCGAACGAATCGCCGCTGCCATGCGCTCCGAGATCAACTCGCTCACGACGAACACGGACAAGGGATTCCCCGGCGATCGTCTCTGGCCGTACATGAGGCGCGGCCGCATGGTCTCGCCAGGTCTCGCGCGTGCGAAGGTCTCGACGGCTATTGCCGTGATCCCGCTCGGCTCCAAGCAGCGTCGGCTCTACATCGGTCGCCGTATCGGCGTGACAGGGAAGAGCGGGGCGTTCTACGGGCGACTCATCGAGAAGGGCTTCTCGATCGTCCGCAAGGGCCGGATGCGCGGATGGGTGAAGGGCAAGAAGGACATCCCCGGCAAGTGGGTCTTCTTCCGCCTCTTCAAGCGGCTCAAGCCGGGAGCCGAGGCATCGGCGGTGCAGGAGTTCACGGACTTCATCAACGAGTGGGGCCGGATCAAGTCCACGCCCAGTAAGGATCTCTCGTGAGTGCACAAACCGTCTGGAACATCGAGACCGCGATCAAGGCCAAGGTCGCCGCTACGGCGAGCCTGACCTCGATCATCGGCACGAACCCGGTGCGGATCTACCCGGAACTTCGGGAGGACAACGGGTCGCTCCCGGCGATCGTGTACGAGTTGAACTCGAGCGCGCCGTATCTGGTGCTCTCGGGCGTGCCGACCCTCACCCGGTCGAGCGTGTCGCTCCATTGCCTCGCGCTCGACAAGAAGGTCTCCGTGGACATCGCCCAGAAGGCGCAAGCGATCTTCGCCGACTGGTCGCAGGACTTCTCGTCCGGCGGGGTCGTGAAGATTTCCGTCAAGGCGAGCCGGGTCTCGACGATCCAGACCGACTACCAACCGCCCGCAGATGGTGCTACGCACGGTTTATATCTTGCGACGCTAGAGGTAGTCTCGATGCACTCCTAACGAGGTACACCCATGGCACTCTCCTCATACAACACAACCTTGACTATAGCCGCCGTCACCGTCGGCGAGGTTACGAACATCTCCGTCGGCGGCTCCTCGTTGACCGAGATCGACATCACGAACCTCACGAGCACGGACAAGGCGTACATCATGGGCGCGCTCGAAGCAGGCACGCTCACGATCGACTTCTTCGCGCCCGCGAACTATGC